CCTTAGCTGTTGCTGCTCTTCTTACTGCTGTTGGAGTGCTTGCTGCTCTGCCTCTGATTGCATCAGCTCTTGCTGCTTTTGCAGTGCTTGTACTGCTTGCTGGTCTGCTTGCTGCTTTGCATACTCTACTTGCCTCTGCTCTTGCTGTTGCTGCTCTTGTTGACTTTGGGGTATATCCTAAGTTTTTTGCTAGTGAAACGATTGATGATCTTTTTGATGCACTATCAATAAAGGTTTCATTTACAACCATGTTGTTATAAAACGCATTGTAGTATGTGTTATAAGCAAGAACATCCATTAGAACATTGAATGCTGAACCTTCAAAAGAGTAACCACTAAACTCTGATTGCTTATTCAAAAAATCTATTAGATTTGACTTAATGGACACGAAATCCAAATTTGAAATATCGCCTCTTTTTTCTTCCATTTTATCTTGTTCTTTCTAGTGAGAAGTTTAATGTTTCTTCTTTGTTTCCGGTAAAATAATATTCTATTGTTATATCTATAGCATTTTGATCTGGAGTAGCAGAAGCCAATACTTTCCTCAATGTTACTCTTGGTTCGTATTTTGTTATTATTCTTCTGATATTATTTTCTAATTCCTTATCTGCATTTATTAAATAATTTTCAAATAAAAATCCTCTAATATTTGCATTTAAATCAGAATTGAATGGTTTTTCAAATAATCCAAGAAGAAGCAAGGTTCTTAGTGCCTGTTTTACTGCTTCCGAATCTTTTTTTCGGTTTAAATCCCCGGTTATAGGGTTTATATTAAAATTAAGATCTATGTCTTTGCTGATCATTTTAAATATGTATATTTGTTTTTATTTAATTTGCAAATACATTTGAAGATCCTGCAATTGGATGTCCACATGTAGCAATATCTCCCTGTCTTACAACATTAATATTATTTGCAAAAACATTTGGAGAGGACATTGCTAAGGAAGCAACACAGTGTTCCTGACAACCACAGCCTGGTCCACAGCAGCAGGGGGGATGTGGAGTAACCCTGTCTCCTCTTTGAGCAACCATTATATTATTAATAAAGACATTAGAAGATCCTAATGCAAATCCACCACCAACACTGTCTACGAATTTTCTTGCAACTCCAGACATTAAATGGTCACTCCTATAGCGGTATCACCAGAACATACTGCAAGGGATATACCACAATTACTTGGTCTTCCAAGTCCATCAAAGATGCTTGCTATTGCGTCGATTACGCTTGCGATACCATCTACAATGCCACCGATGAAATTACCAGCAGCATCAAATACTTGACCGATAATATCTGTTATGGTATTGATGATATCTCCAATTGCCTTGGTTATCGAATCTATTACAGAGTTTATTGCATTCATTACTGCGTCTATTGCATCCGATATTACACCGACTACTGCATCTATAGCACCAGCGATTGCATCAATAATACCACAGGCAATATCTGTTATTGTACTAAAGATATCTCCTATGAATCCTGTAATACCACCAATACCCTCTTTTAGTCCTGTTAAGAAGTCACCACCACTGGAGTATGGACCTAATCCATCAGCAACTCCGGGAACTATACCACCAGCATTGTTTACTACACCGTCTACAGTTCCACCAATAGAACCTACAGAATTATTAACGGAACCAGCAACACCGGAAACATTATTTGTCAAAGTTGCTGTTGAACTTGCAATATTACTCAATTGTGCAGGATTATTTCCTGCAACTGCTAATTGTTGCTGTAATTCAGTTAAATTGGATGATGCTCCGTTTAATTGTCCTTTTGCATTATTAAGAGCATCTAATTGACCATTTAAATCACCAACTGCTCCAGTTAGAACAGATGCTGGTGTTTTACCGTTTACTGTTTTTGTCCATGAACCCATAGAACCGGGAACATATACGAATTGTTTACTTGGTAATTCTGCAGCACTTGCTGAACTTGCTCTTGATGCACTTGTTGCTCTTGGTGCGGATGGTCCGTTTAAGTGAATTACACTACCAGTTTGTAATAGAGCACCAGAAGCATTCAATCCCATTACTGCACCAGAAGAAATCTTCATTGCAGCACCGCTCAATAAGTCCACAGATGAACTTGAATTTATTTTTAATGCTCCCTGAGATAATATGTCAAAACTGGAATTTGCTGTTAATTTTGCAGAAGATGCAGCAAATATGTCTATTGATGAATCAGATGTAATTTTTGTAAATCCGGCAAATGAACCATCAAAAGTGCCGCTGCTTGATATTGCAATATTTCCATCAGTAAAGATATCAAAATTACCAGTAACCTTAGTCTTTGTTGGTCCGTTTACTGATAGTTCTTCATACTGCTCAATAAAGGTTCTTCTTCCTTGTTCCACTCTTGTGTGAGATTCTCCATGTATTAGTTGATGATGATTTGCACCAACTTCAACACGCATATCGCCCTTTTCAACTAGAGTTTCTGAGTAACCACTTGTAACCCATTTGTTATCAAACTTACCATCTACTCTAATATCTCTATTTCCACCAATTTCATTTACAAGATCTTTACCTACAACAGTATGCATCTTTCCAGTAACTTCTAGATTATAATCGCCATTTACAAAGTGGTTATAGTTTCCCTTTTCTTGACGAATATTTACATCGCCACGATTCATCAATAGGTTAACATCACCATCTTCGAGTTTTAATTGACAGTTGCCTTTTTTGATTACGAGATTGACATTTGAATTTCTACCAACTTCAATATCAAAATTTACATTCTTTGATGGTGTACTTTCTGTATCATCTTTATTAACTACAATCTTTAATGCTTTATCTATTGTTACATTACAAAAACCATCCACATGGACATAATCATCTCTTAAAACTGAGGTGTATCTATCTCGTACTACTTTTGTAACTCTATCTCCATTTGGATGGAATTCTTCGAATGTTCCAGATCTATGGAATACATCAAGTCTTTCTGATCCTGGAGTATCATCTACTTGAATGATATGTCCAGATTCTGATTCGAAGACTTTGTTATATGGATAAACATTGTCCGTAGGTTCTCCCTTTACCTTACCATACGGTGTCTCTGGTTCGCTCCATTCGCCTTGTGTTTGTGTTGGTGATACCATATTTAATCTCTAATTTATTTATTTACCATCCTGACAACCACAATCTCCACAAGCATCATTTCTATTTGGGTTGTTTGGATCTAGTTGATTATTTTGCTTCTCTGTGATATCGATAGAAGGAATTACATTACCATCTATCAGGATATTACCAAATTGATCGCGGGTCACAGGAATACCATTTACAGTTACCTTCTCTGTTGGTGCGACTTGTGTAGAAATACCAGTTTCTGTACCGACTGGGGTTGCTGCTTCTTGGTTTGCTTTCTTTTGTTCTGCCAAGTCCTTTGGATTTACTAGTGTTCCGTTTGCGGTTGGTACATAAGAACCAACACCCAACAACGACTTTCCTTCTATATCCGATTGTAGTTTTTGTACATTCGATTGCTTTACTGTCTTGTTTGTTTGGTCAATAACACTTTGTTTTATTGCACCAGCACCTGATCTTACATTTCCCATGCTATCTTTATAGCAAGCAGCAGCCGCCGAAACAATAGTTGGTGTGAATACTCTATTACCACCAACAGTTGTTGCTCCTGATGAATATACGGATTGACCATTTGCATTTGTTGGTTGGTCTTTAAATTGCTTATAGTTTTGTTTTAGTGATGGTTTTGATGAAGAATTAACACCATTATACCCAACACCAAGACCTTTATTTGTTCCTTTATTTGCTCCACTTTCACCAGTGACTCCGGTTGAGAACTTCTCAAAAGGAATATCTGCAACAGGAACTGCTGTTTCTCTTGTACCACCGTTCTCTCTTGGTGCATTCTTTACACCAACAGAAGTCTTATCTATTCTCTTTTGATCATTTACACCCAAGATATTTGTATCAGGTGTTCCATCTGCATCATCACTTGCATCAGCAGCATAATCTGGTCTTGGATAAGTTGAATTGGTTTCTGCTGTTTTTAATTGAGCACCGTGCTTATCTCCATCATTACCCTTTCCATTTGGGTATTCTCTCTTATCAAATGCATTATTTGGTGAATTCTTTAATTGAAATGCTGATCTTAAATCTTTAAATGCGTTTCCGGGTTCTTCACCTAATTTTTTAATTGTCTTAGCGTTCAATCCTGCGATAGATCCAAGAATCATGGGAATCTGATATGAGCCAGGATCGGTAAAGAAGCCCAGAACCCATGTACCCTCTACCAAACCCACTGGAGTCGATCCTAGACCGCCTAATGCAGCTGAGGTGATCCCCTGAACTGGGGTAGCCCAAGGCAATTCACTGGTTGGGAGAACATTTCGGTCATCATCATGGTAACCAAGTATGCGTACACGAACACGACCTATCTTTAATGGGTCTTTTCTATCTTCGACTACTCCGAAGAACCATGCAAAACCGTCTTTTCCTAAAAATCCACTCATGTTGTATTATTCCGTAGTACGCCTTCTCTTACTGCTCCAGTCAATTCTGGATAGCACTGTGCTTCTGTACATAATTGATTTACTGCTTGAACTCCACCCAAGTTTTCTACTGTTGTATTTCCCTTAAGAAGATCTGTTAGTTTATCTGCTGCATGATCAGCACTATCAGAAAATTCAGAATCTCTTCTAAGGGATAAAGTGGTTCTCAAATTAAATCCTAATGAGTCTCCTCTATTCTCTACAGTATGTTTAATTCTTGTTATGAGGAATTTACCAACGAAGAAGGGATCTCTAGCATTTTTTGTATCAATCGAATCAACTTGAGGTCTTCCAAAGAAGACCACATCACCAAGACTGATACCAACATTTCCCTTTATTTCAACATCAATACCAAATTGATCTAGAGCAGCCATAGATGCTATTCTCTGGAGTAACCACTTGTCTACATTGTTTGCAGGATTATCTGGATTTCCGGGTTTCTCTCTTACAGAGAATAGTTTTGTTGCTTTTGGATAATACTTAATGACAGCATCTGGGTTATCGTAAACTTGATTTATGACACTGCTTGATGGTGCAAATTTAGTATCTACTAATTGTCTATCGTAAAGATGGTTTTGCTTTTCAAACAATGTATCATATCGCATAGTAGTTTTTGCATACTTTTTTCTAGTAATATCAAAAGTTAAGCAGGTGGATGCATACATTCCTTCCTTTATATTATTCAAAGGTGAGAAATCTTTTGCGAGATGTTGTAATGCTTCGAATGAAACCTTTTTTGTAATCTCACCACTAACTAGATTATTATTTGGCATCATTCTTATTGTTATGCCATCATCTTCTTTTGTGCCGATTACGGGATCTCTTTTCATTAAAGATCCAATACTAGTAAAGTGGTGCTTGTGATCTATGTCCTCATAGAACACAAAATTATGATTTTGTTTGTTATCTTTATTGCTATTTTTATCAGCAGTTGGTTTTCCTGTTGTACCAGAGGAACCAGCATATGCTCTGCTTGTTAACCACATTATCGCTTTCATTGGAGAAAGATTTGGTATTACTACCTTTTGCTTTCCATTTGTTTCTTCATCAATAGAAACATCTAATGATAATTGATTCTTTGCTATTGAGTTTACAATATTACTGATCTTATTCTTATAAGATTTTCTTATCTTCTTGAATTCATTGACTATCATTCCTTTTGAACAGAAATGATATGTTGTTGCTTGTTTGAATATTGCTTGCTCACCAGCAGATTCTAGTGGGATCATTGATACTTTATAGATGTAGTATTTTGCAAAATCTAAAGTTTTATCTCTAGAGACTGGAGTTGTTTTTGTAGAAAGAGAGAAGATTAGTTCTTCACCCTTACCAACTATACCACCACGAAAGTTCTTTGTGACTCTGCTTGATGGTACATCGATAATTGTT